TCGCAATAGCACCAGACATAGTGCCGCCTGACAAATTCAGTTTAGTTGCATCAGCGGTATCAACGTATGTCTTTGTGGCAGCGTCTTGAGAAAGAGTGGGATCACCAAGACCAGTAATTTTGTTTGTTCCCATTGCAATAGCACCAGACATAGTGCCTCCAGCAAGGGGAAGTTTTGTTGCGATTGAATTTGTAACTGTTGTAGAAAAACTTGCATCATTACCAAGTGCTGCTGCAAGTTCATTAAGAGTATCAAGAGTGCTAGGAGCGCTATTAACCAAGTTACTTACTTGGGTATCGACATACGATTTTGTAGCTGCATCCGCAGAAGAGGTGGGAGTACCAAGACCAGTGATCTTATTGGTTCCCATTGCGATAGCACCAGACATAGTGCCGCCAGCAAGAGGAAGTTTGTTGGTTGTGTTGTCATCAACATACTTCTTCGTTGCTGCATCTTGGTTGTTTGTGGGGTCTGTGAGATTGGTAATAGTAGCAGAAGTACCACTATTCATATTCAACCCGCCGTTGATCACAACATCGTTGAATGTGGATGTACCAGAAGAGGCAGTGATATTACCCGTTACGTTACCTGTGACATTCCCTGTCACATTCCCTGTTACGTTACCTGTGAGGTTACCTGTGACGTTACCTGTTAGTGTCCCTGAGAAACCAGAGGTGGCAGTGATTACTGTTCCAGTAACAGTTGACGGAGTGCTGCTTCCAATCGAGGTGCTATTAATTGTGCTGCTTGTGAGGGTAGCATTAGTCGCTGTGAGTGAGCTATTTGCTGTGAGCGAAGTAAATGTTCCAGCAGCAGGAGTGGTTGTGCCAATTGCAGCAGGGCTTGCCCAATCGTTTCCATCTAGCAAATCTGCATTAAGATTAGAAACTTTAGTTGTAGAAGAAACAGCAAAAGGAGCAGTTCCAGTTGACAAAGAAGACGTTAACTGACCAGTGATCGTTGCAGTTGTCAGTTTCAAATCGCCAGCAAAATATCCGTCTTTAAATTTTAGAGAGCTTGTTCCAAGATCAATATCGTTGTTAACTACAGGAACAAAAACACCATCTGTAATTCTAACTTGTTCAGAAGCAGCGCCGCCACTGCTAACATAAAATCTCAGGCGATTACTAGAAGAATCTGTCTCAATTTTATTTCTGTTAAGGGTGTCAGAAATCAAAGAGACATAAGCTCCTTCTGATGCTGTACCATCATGTCTATGTCCAGTAGAAGCGTTGAACGCATCACGAATAGCATTGAATTCGTTATTGAGCGGTGTTGCGCGAACAACTTCTGTTGCAACAATATCGGCTGCTGATTGTCTTACATAACCTGTCAAGATATACTCCTTATCGTCTGTCGTTTACACTATAAGTAAAAACAAGACCTTGAATTGTATGGCTGGCATTTTTATCAAATGTTACGTATTTAAACGCAACAGAAAATCCAGACCCTGAAAAATTAGTTTTTACAACTGGTGATGGATTACCGTCATAAATAGCAGCACTGTCATAAATGGCTTCATTATAATATGCAGCAGATCCCTCAGTATTGATGTTGAAGTTTGACGGATTATACACGTTTACAGAATCTTCAAAATCATACGAGATCGAAAATACAATATCTGCTGTGCCTTCACTACGCAAAAAAGTTCTTACATCATAAAAGTTTTTACGCAGTGTAGGATCTTGTATATAGTAATACGGTGTCTGATATACACTTAAAATATCATTGTCACCAAACGACACCCCGTTTTCTTGTTGATATACTTTACCATCTGATGCGCCGTGAATAGCAAGCTCTTCCGATCCAAGAAACCCACTAGCTGCACAAGTGACGTTAATACCATACAACAATGAATATTCAAACTGAATACCGTCTGACGTACCTCTCAATCCACCAAGAACACCAAACACACCTTCACTTGGTGTTAGTAATCTAAACTGTGATTTTCTACGAATCACCAAGGAAGATAATGTTTCCGGGTCAGTATTGCCGGATGCCAAACTTGAAAGAAGATCTGATGCAACAGATTGGATCTTCTTTGACACTGTTTGAATTTCAACGTCATTAAAGTTTGCAGTTCCAGCAATTGGACGGAATCCGTCTGGTCCAAGAAACAACAATCCTCCACCGAGTTCTATCACACTATCGGGTACAAGACAACCCAAATTTGTAGTTACTTCTGTTAAAACAAAATCAGCAAGACTATTACCAGTTAATGCTTTAATATTATTCTTACCAAAGATATACAAGATATCTCTAAACTGTTTGATTTGAACAATTTCAAATCCTACATTGAACACACCAGCACCGTTTGCAGGATTAAAATCAGTCTCCAACATTGGAGATGAGAAGTATAAGTTATACGGCTCAGTCGAATCACCAGCTAAAAACAAATGGTTTTTAAATGAAGCTACGTATTTAGGTGTAGTTGGCGCACGACTATCTGTGATTTGAGTGTATGTGCCATCATAAATAGCAGCAGGATTAACACCGTCAACAATAGCAACAGAAGGAGAAGCCCAGTTAAATCTAAGGAATCTGACCTTCTTAACCCCTGTCATGCTAATTGATCCGGGGGTAGTAACTGTATCCCACGATTCTGTTGTAGCGTCCCACGTAAACAAATAGTCCGTGCCAGAAACAGGCGCTCTACAAGCTAGAATACCGTCATCGATTTCATCAACAACCGCTACACCCAACACATTTCCAGTGCCGGGAACAGTTCCGTATTGATTTGAGTACCCACTAAGTCTTCTATAACCACCATAAATAGATGGTTCATAATTAATCAACTGGATGGCGCTACCCGGATATAATTCACCTTGAGTCAATACATCCCTGTTGGTGTCTAGTCCACCAATACAGTTGACTTTAAATGTATTAATCTTATCAGCCATTAGCAACTCTAGTAGCCGTGGTAATAGGTCTAACGATCATTGTGCTTCTCATGGACAACGGATCATCAAGAAGAAGCCTTCTCATTGACCTAATACCTTGATCAAATTTTTCTCTATGAATTGATGCGCTTTGTTCGTTTGATCTATATGTCATCATATAAGTCATTGCACCATCAAGTACAACATTTCTAAATCGATCTGGAACAATCATTACATCCGTAGCGTCTGACAGATCTGTCGGAAATTGCCAATATTTATATACAATTTCATAAGCATCATCAGGGATTGGTGTAACTCCAAACTTAAATTCTCCAGTTTGGTAAATCAACCGAGGGGCATCATAACCACCAGTAGAAGCTTGATCTTCTAAAGGTTTATGGTTATCAAGATATTGTTTGTACGTGATGACATCAAGTCGAGAAGGAAGATTGTTTTTAGCAGTTAATCTATTTAGATAGAAGCTATCCCAATCAACGCTTGAAGTATCGCTTTGAAAAGAATAAACGCTCTGTCCAGATGTGAGCGTTTGAGTATAGGTGACAATGGCAAAGGGCCATTCTTGTGCAGTGTGCATTAACTCTCTAATTGCGGAATTGACAGCATCTTTAGCCAATCCTTGAATATTCTTTGCGTCACTGAATTCGGTAGAGTCTAGTTGCACTTCTCCCATTCGTCTTAGAAGTTCATTGGTTAATGAAAGAAAAGTTGCCATTTACTACCCGCTTATAAACAATAAAAGGGGAGGACTCTTTTGAAGCCCTCCCACTCACTTTACAATTAGCTTTTAGGCCAATTGATCACGGTCAACGCTGGATGCGCCAGTACGACCATCGATATCCATCAACACAGCCCACACACGGAACACGCCGCCAGTAGGAGCGGTAGTGGCAGTGGCGATCAACAGGTCGATGGTGTCAGCGGTTGCGTTCACCAAAGGTTGATATGCAGCAGCGTTCTGAGCGTAAGCGCCAGCAGCAGCGGCATCACCGTCAAAGCCGTCAACAAAGTTGTCAGCCTCAACACCAGTAACACCCAAATCATAAGTGGTGTCAGAAGACTCACCAGTAGTAACCGAGAGAACTTCAATACCAGCATTCAAAATGAGTGTATTGGCAGGGACGCTGATGCATTCGATAACATCAGACGCAGCAAGAGCGCTACCTTTAGCAGTAGCTGCGGTTGCAAAGTTTACCTCAACATCAACGAGGTAAGGAACGGGACCAGCGGTACGACCAGAAGTTGCGCCGCCAGCGAGGGAAGTGATTGTAGCCATTTAAGATTTCCTTAATTTTAAAAGAAAGGTAGTGTGCTATTTCTAACACACCACCACTTCACATTTAGGCAGCGTTATACTTAGCTGTCACGATTGCTTCAGGACGCAGGATCTTGCGACCATAGAGGTGCATACCACGAACGATGTCAGCGAAGCTGTCAGGGTCACGATAGTTCTCGGTCTTAGTGATCTGTTGAGCGGTTGCCACAGCAGAGTCATGACCAGCAACGATCACACCGTAGTCGGTGTTTTGGTTAGCCGTACCAGTGGTATCAGCGCCGCCACCGATAGAAGGCAGGTTGTTGGACACGTACACTTTGAAACCGTGCAGGTTGTTGATAACCAGACCGTTTTGCAGACCAGAGCCACCGAAGTCGCCATTCAGCAAACGGCTGTCTTCGTCTTTCAACAGTTCCACAAACACGGGGTCAACCACCAACCAGCGACCAGCCGAGTCAACAAATTGTTGATCCAGCAAACGAGCCATACGAGCAATCACCATCAGGGGAGAGGCGGTTGCTGTGGGCATGGACGTTGCGCCGGGAAGACGAGCAGCGACAGGAATGGAATGATCACCAGCAGAAGCTGTGGTGATGTTACCGAAGTCGCTCTTCTTGAGCTTCATGGTAGACAACAGTTCATCGGAGCCAGCGGTAGAAACAGCCTTAGTACCGGGATAGGTGGTACGAGCGGTGTCGGGGCTACCATGTTTGGCAGACTGATAGAAACCGCACAGGTAGCCAAGAACGTCTTGATCGTATTGATCACGCAGACGATAGGCAGCACGGTCAGAAGCCATCTGCATGAAGTTGACATGCGAATGAGCGGCTTCGATATCGTCAATCTTGAAAGCAAAATAGTTTGCTTGATCGACAACCAGAGTGAAGTCATCATCATTCAGATCTTGTGCCGTGATCTGTGTACCACGAGCATAGCTCTTGACAGAAACTTCGGGTTCTTTGATGATCTTAACAGAGTCACCCATGTTAGCAATCTCACCAAAATAATCATTGTTGGTGATTGCTTCGACAGTGGAAGACTTACGGAAAGCAAGCTGAACTTGCTTGGAATAGATTACGGGACTAAAATTCCCATTCGGCAGGTTACCATAACCTGTTGCTTTCGGAAATGCCATGATGTATCCTCCTATAGATAAGTGTTAGGCATATGATTAAATACGCTCAACGTCACTACAGAGGCTGTTGACATTAGGTGTATATAAATAAAAATCGCCATCTTTATTTATATAGGCTAACTCAGACAGGTTGGTCTAGTAGACTCTTGTTTTTGCGTTACAGTTACTTCATAGAGGTGGAGATATTACTCGGCTCTTGTTGAAGAACCGGGACGCATACTATAAAACAGTATGGTCCCAGCCGTGTTACTAAAGTTATAACACTATTTTTTCTTTTTTGTCAACTATTTATCGTGCGCTTCCAGAAAGATCGTAAATAAATTTACCAGACTGCATTGCTTTTACGATGGCTTCTTGGTTAGCTTCATACTCACGAGCCGACATTTTTTCGATTTGAGATTCATAGAACACACCCTCCATGTCTGTGTCAGCAGGGGCAGATCTAGCATTTCTCATACCAATACTACGGGCAGCTTCTTTGTCGGAAGAAGATTTATTTTTAGCATTGTTCTTCTTCATGTCTGCTTTGTAAAGATCAATTGCTCTTGCTGCTGAGATTGCGTCTGTATCGTTCTCATACAAGGAGTTCTGAATCCATTTAGGTTGCGCTTCAACCCAGTTATGAAACTCATCGCTGTTTCTAATTTCATCGAAGTCAGGATGAAGCCTCATAAGTTCAGCCTCCGCTTTCTCTCTAGCGGTTTGTTGTTCTCGTTCGTCAAGAGCTTTGAATCTTTGTTCAATTGCCTCAGACTGTTCTTTGGCTTTTTTAATTGCAATTGTTTCTACAATCTTTGCAACATCAGGATATTGCTTAGCCCATTCAGCAAGTTCTTCCTCACTCTTAGGTAGGGCAATTTGCTTTTTAGTACTTTGTTCTAACTGATTTTTCAGGTCATCGATTTGTTTTTGCAAATCATTTTGCATCTGCTGACTGTGTCTGCGCAGATCACCATACCTTTTTTTAAATGTTTTTTCTTCTACAGGTAGCGAAGAATCATCTTCTTGTTCTTCTGGTTTTACTTCTTCTTTTGTTCTAGAAGTAAGTTCTTTTAGTTCCTTCTCTTCTTGTTCAATTCTTTCTTGATTAGCATTACGCTTACCAAAAGCGAGAACAGTTTTAGGGGATTCCAAAGTAGCTTCAGACATATTTACTTTCTTAAGTTGGGGCTAACTGTAGCCGTTTTACGGGGAATTAGGTAGCCAATAATGGTGGGAAATTATTAAGTATCGATCAGCCCACCACTGATTACGATATTCTTAGTATACATTATTTTTTTGAAACAAGGCTTTTTTGTTTATTTTTTTTGCTCTTTTTACTAATGAAGCCGCCTTTAGCCCAACCACCGCTGTCGCCTCCACCACCGGCAGCACCACCAACACCAGCACCAGCAGTACCGCCTCCACCGCCACCACCATCGCCACCGCCTCCAGTGCCAGCATTACCTCCACCATCACCTAAAGCACCTTCAGCACCACCAGCTTGTGCGCCAAAACCAACACCGCTATTGTTTCCATCTGCACCGTGTGAAGCTTCAGAAGTTGGTCCAGAAGCTTCAGCAGCAATAGCGGCTTCAGCAGAAGCAATAGCGTCTGCGTTGTCAGCATCGAAACTATCCAAAGCATCTGTTGGTTGACCAAGATCTGAAGGATCAATACCCCTAGCAACTAACGCTGCATCAACAGCACGACCCGGATCAAGGGCTGCTGCAATTTTACCTAGACTAGTGAAACTAAATGCTGCTTGTAGAGCACTCGTAACTGCTGAGAAGGTGGGACTAGAAGCATAGAACGCAGCTTGTTCAGCTTGTGTCATTGAATCCCACGCAGTACCTTGAGAAGTATTTCCCATTCCCGGCGATTCACCACCACCAGTTTTCCCAGTGCCTTGACTAGAAGCTGTACCACCGCCAGTTTCTGGTGTAGTAGACGTAACCCCACCGCTTTGTGTATATCCATCTGGAACTTGAAGCAAAGGCTCTGTTCCCAAAAATGGGATATACAAAGTTTGACCAGCTGCATTAGTAAATGTTTTCATTGAAAACTTTGTAAGCGGTGTACCTGTTCCAGTTTGTTGTGTGATTGAAGGAATACCACCCGCTTCCAT